CAAAGCACCACGCAATCAAGCTTGTCTCGTTTCTTCGTGATACTTGGGTATATATTCCGTCGCTTGAACACGAGCAAAGGCTTAATGCGGCTTGCTCCGACGGCGGTTATAAAAATGTAGTCGAAACTATTGAATATAATTTCGGCGTCAAGATTGACGGCTATGTTGTAACCGATTTTGAAATGTTTAAGGTTCTTGTTGACAGTCTCGGCGGTGTTAATGTCGACGTTACGGAAAAGGAAGCTAAAGAAGTTACAAACCATCCTAAGCGATACGGTAATGTTACGCTTGAGGCAGGTGATAATAAGCTTACGGGCGAGCAAGCGCTTGC